CGCGGACCAAGAGCGCGCGGCCAAGACGCTGGGCGTTTCCACGCGCAAGGCGGACCGCGCCGCGTTCTATCAAGAAATCAAGGTGCTGCGCGATCACAACTTTTACGGGCAGGGAATTGCGATCTCGCCGGACCGCATCATGCTCAAACCGATCGAGGCAACGACGACGCATCTGCGGCCTGGCGACCTTCAGCAGATCACCAAGCCGGCGACGCCGCAGGAGATCAAGGCCTTTCTGCCGCAGCTCTCCAGCCTGGCGAGCGAAGCCAAGAAGCTGGCCGGCGAGACGGCCGGCGCGAGCAGCTCCGCGAGCAACACGGAATTACAGGCACTTCGCACTGAATTGGCGAATACCCGCGCGGCGGCGCAGGAGCAGGCGCAGCAGTTCGCTATCAAGATCCTGGGCGGGCTCATGGCCGATATCAGCGCGCGCATCCAGGACATCCAGGAAGGGAAGATGTTGCAGAGTGATATCACTCCGCTATCAAAGGGCAAGCTGCACATTTCCGAAATGGCGTACTACCGCACAACGGCGGACCTGGAGAAAGGCACCGGCATAATCATGCCCGCCAGCAACGGCACCAAGGCGAAGGCCGCGGAAGAGGCGCGGGAAACACCCGAGGAGCGCGCGCAGAACAAGCTGCTAGGCGCGTTGCGCTCCGCCGAGGACACCGGCTTTTCCTGCCTCTCGCGCACCTGGCTGGCGGTTGTCGCGCGGATCAGTCCCAACAGCAGCGACTATCGCAAGCATGTGAGCCGGTTGGAGCAGGCCGGATTCATCGCGTATCCGGTGCCTGGCGAAATCGCGCTGACGCCGGCGGGCAGGGAAGTGGCGGACCGGCTGCCGCACCGTGCTTTCGGCCAGGCTGACTTGCTTTCGTCTTTTGAAAAGCTGTTCAAGTCGGCACGCTATCGGATCGTGGCAGCACTGGCCGCCGAGAAAGGGCAGTGGGTTACGCGGGAGTGGCTCGCGGAGGCATCCGAGCAGAGCCCCAATTCATCCGCCTATCGTGAGCACATGAGCGCCTTGCGCGAGCTTGCCCTTATCGAGGTCCGCAACAACGGCACGGTGCGCATGGACCCATTCATTCACTTGCCCCAGGTGAGGCAATGACACTCTCACATCTCCGCCGCACCTTGCACGCCGAGCTGCGCCACATCCATGACGAGTACGACAGGCACCGGCGGGAACATGCGTGTCCAGCTCCGCCGTGTCCCTGCCTTGCACGCGCGCGGTTCCAGGAGCGCATCCGCACGCTCAACTTTGCTCTAGAGCAGGCCGGCGGCCGCAAGATGGATGAGTCCTACCAATGGGGACCAGTGGAGGGCGCGTGAGCCGCAAACAAACCGTTCCGCCCATCGCTTACGTGGTTGAGGGAAAGTGGGAAGGTACTAGCCACAAGTGGGAGCCACTCTCTGGCGTGCCTGCCTTCAACTATCAAGACGATGCCATGAAACATTTGAACCTGCTGCGAAAGGAGAAGCCTACGGCTTTCGGGCTTCCGATGGCGTACCGCTTGGCAACTTATGTGCGAGACGCCGTGGTGATCGAACCATGATCCGCATTGAGATCCCGCTGGTGCCGCCCACGGTGAACCACTACAAAAAACCGGCGCTTTTCCCACGTAAGCGCGGCGGGCCGCCAGTGCCAGGGATGGTGATGACCAAGCAGGCGAAGGCCTACAAAGCGGCCGTGGCCATTTTCGCGCGCGGGCAATCGCTCACGCCGGCGACGGAGAGCGAGCGCCGCAAAGTGCGCTACATGCTCCAGGCGACGGTGTACCTGGGGAAGAATCAGCGCGGCGACGGCGACAACTTCTGGAAGTGCCTGGCGGATGGCCTGGTGGAAGCCGGCGTGATCCATTCCGATGCCGCGGTATCGAAGTGGCATATCGACGTGGCGCGCGACCGCGAGAATCCGCGCACCGTGGTGGAGATCAGCATTCTATGAGAGACACCGGCCGGCGCGTGCAAGTGGAGATCGAGGGCGCCACGAAAGTCGCGGTTGTGGTGATGGCTTCCGATAACCGCAGGAGCCTGATGCTGGATCTATGCGGTGACGGCGTGCGCTACCGTAGCGGCGCGGTGCTGTTTAACTTTCTCCCCCTACTCGCTGACAAACACGACAGAGACGGAGAGTACACCTGTCTCATCACGGGAGCCGCCGCACGGGTGACGTGGCTCTAACGAGGTTTCGCTTTTATGGACTGGCCTATCACTCTGTTTGTTGTCTACCGCAGCCCCAGCGATTTCCCTGGCAAATACGTTGTCCGCCGCTGGCTGGATGCCGTCCCGGAGCGCGAGCCGCTCCGCGTGTGTGAGCAGCTCGACCAGGCGCGCGCCGCGATCCCCGCCGGCGCCGCCTATATCGGCCGGATGCGCGAAGATGATCCCGCAATTTGTGAGGTGTGGCTGTGAAGGTCTACAAGGTGACTCGGCCAGGCTATGGCAACATGCACTGTATTTACCGCGATTGGGCCGAAGCCGGCAGCGAATTTGACGGCGCCGAAGTTGGCGACGTGATCCATGTGGAGTTGGTGGAGATGACCGAAAAAGAGCTGGCAGATTTGCCGGAGTTTGAAGGCTGGTAATGACTGACTGGAAGCCCGGCAATGGGCAGAAGATCGAGAAGCTATTTGCGTGGGTCGCAATCGAACCGGACGGCGGCGAGGGCGTGTGTGCGATGTCGGCACCGAGACTCGGCGGCATCGTGCCACTCGTTGGCGCGGATCGTGCCCGCATTGAGTCGTACCGGCCTTACGCCGAACAGGTCCGCAAGGCGAGCGGCTTTCCAGTGCGGATGGTCGAATTTTCAACCCGTATCGACGGAGAGGAGTTGCCGTGATTCTGTTTTCTGTAGACATCCCGGAAAAGCAGCGCACGGTGTTCTGCATCGTGCTGGAGAAAGACAACCTGGCACGGATGCGCGAGGGAGATCCGGCCACACTTGAATCACGCAGCGCCGGCGGCCTGCTGCCAGTCCCGCAGTTCCCCGAGAACCTCAGCCTCTTGGTGGCCTACCTCGAAGACGGCGCCGAACTTATCGAATTGGCCCGCCAAAACCCTGGCAATGGCGCCGTATTGCTGCGCTACCTGGAGAAAAACCGGCAATGGCGCCCAGATGTGGATGGAGTCGAGAACTCCAGAAGAGTGATATAACAATCGCACTGAAGTGATATCAAAGTTATGTCACGGTTTCTAAATGCCCGGTCCCTTCGATGACATCCTAAGCCTCAGCCACACGTATGCCGCCGAGGACTTTATGGCGCAACGCAAGCGGCTGCGCGAGGCACGCGCCAGATGGATCGAGGAGCACGAATGCCCCAAGGCATCCGTCATCGAACACACCGACAGCGAGGGCAATCCGCTGTTGGGCAAAGACGGCGAGCCCCTCCGTACCGCGCTTGGTGGACCGTTCCAGACCGGCATAATCCGCGATGAAAGCCTGGTGCCGCCCTCTGCCCGCGGATTCAAGCCGTCTTTCATGCCGCTGCCGGCGGAGCAGGCGAGCGCCGCCGCGGAGCTGGACGAAATTGTCACCGAGGCGGCCACATTCATGGCGCCGGGCATCTATTGCGAATCCCCCCACCCAGAAATTAAAGAAGGCGAGAGTTATGGCGAGTATTACGCGAGGGTCGCAAACGACTACGAACGGCAGACGGGGGAAAACGCAGTACGGCGACCAATCCCCGACATTGACAGTGTTCGGGACGCCGCCCCATCTCATCCGGGTGACGACGGATGCGGAGCTGCCGCTGGCTCAAGCACTGGTGGAGAGGATCGGGCGCATCACGGTAGTGGTGGACAGCCCACCCCGGACGATCCTGGCCACGCCGACGAACGGGATAGTGTCACCCAGCCCGATGCAGCCGGCGATGGCTCCAGCGAACGGCCAGGCGCAGCAAATGCCGTACCTACAGGCGGACCAGCTCCCGGCGGCGAGGAATAGCACCACGGCGCCGCGGACGACGGCCGGCGTGTGCCCACGTTGCCAGGGAAGCGGACAGACCACGCGCGGCGCGTGCCCGGTCTGCAATGGAAAGGGAGTTGCCCGATGAAAGTCACATTGGAATCGACCAGCAAGGTAGTCGCGCTGGAAACGCCGCAGGGCACCGTGCCGGCGCGCATCTGGGAGGGGCATACGGAGTCGGGCATACCCGTACATGCCTACGTCACCCGGATTGCAGCGCCGGCCGCGGGCGCGGATGTATCGCAATTTGAGCGCGAGTTGCAGGAGCAAGCCGCACCCTCGCCGGCAGTGCAAGAGATCCCCTTGAGGCTGATTCTATGAGCGGCCGCCGGGAGACGCTCTACCGCGTGATGTACGAGTCATTCACGCCGAAGATGATGCACCGCACTCCCCTGTGGCTCAAGAAGCGGATCGCCACCACGCTGGGATGGCGCCTGGTGCGCACTCTGGACGCGGATGCCTGGCTCCGCAAGCTGTTTACCGAAAAACCCGGAGAGCCCGCGCCTATCGCGATCAGCATGTTTGAGAGCTGCGCCGCCGGCGTCGGCGTCCGCTGGACTTTCCTTAACCGCAGATGGCTATGGCGCCAGGGCAAAACGTATCTGGACCGGCGACAAGCCGCGGCCGGAGACGAGATCGGCGCTGTACGACCAGATCACGGGTCCGCCACCACTGAAAGCGCCGGGAATGCTGCCCCCCGAGGCCGCGAGCATGGAAACGGCGATGGACCGGAGGCGGTTTCGATGAATCACAGTGATATCACTCTGATACTACCGGGAGCGGAGGTTTTTGCATGGCGCGGATGAGCGAGATGGCGCCAGGCGGGCGCCTGATGTGTGGAAGCCCCAACCATCCGGCGCATTTGACCCGTGACACGATGTACTACCTGGAGCAGAAAAACGGCTTTTTCTGCTTTGGATGTCGCGTCTGCACGGAGATCCACCAGCAGCTTCAATTGCACGTCGTAGCCGCCACGCACGGCGGCGCCAAAATCTACAAAAACACCCGAAAGGCGGGACACATTGACCGGGACAGCCAAGGCCGTATTACCAGCTTCCGTTGAACGCGCGCGAAGCAAGAGCAAGAACAAGTCCACCTCAACCCCGGCGCAGAAAACCGCGCAATCCAGCCGCGCGCGCAAGCGGTGGGCCAACGTGCCGGCCGAGGATCGCCAGGAGAGTATGCGCAACATGGCGCAGATGCGCTGGGCCACCACTGAGCGCGGCTATGCCGATGCCGAGCACTATTTCAAGATCACCGAGCTGGACGAAGCGGCGGAAACGTATCAGCAGATGCGCAAAATCTACGAGATGGCCGGCAAGGTCCTGGATAGCCGCTTCCAGGATGAGCGCCAGAATGAGGAGCGGTGCTCCAACCCGAATTGCCCGTTTGAGCCAGGTGGGAAGCGGTTCGACCGCAACACACCCTGGTTTATGCGGATTGCGAAGAAAGACCCGCTAACAGGCCGCCTGTACAACCAGTTCGCGTGCTCGCCGCAGTGCATGGTAGCCATCGGCGCACCCGGCACCAAGCAGCGCGAGGCGCCGACGACCGATGCACGCTCACCGCACTTTGTGGGGATGGGAGCCGCCAAAGCATGAGTGTCGGAGCGGGAGAGATCACGCGCCGCGTGCAAGAGATCGCACGCCGCAGCGTGGCCACGCCGGCGCTGGCGGGCGTTGAGCCCGATGGCTGGCGCAAGGAAACCCTCCAGCTCCGCAGGAACAGGGAAAAGATGAGCATTCTGCTGGCGAATCTGACAGAGCAGTTTACCCAGCTCGCCGGCGCCGACTTCGAGCCAGAGCGCGCGGAGCAGCTCGCCGAGTGCTCTTACTGGATACAGCAGCTTGGATTCATGCTGCATGTACCGCTACCCCGAGAGCTGTTTCGCCATCGCCTACGTGTGAAGAGGCAGAACCTATGAGCAAGATTCGAGCGTACTGGCGTGCCTTCCGCGGCTACTGTCCGGCGTGCAATCTCGACGCGCCGGCGATAGACACTTGCCAGGTGTGTCACAACTACCGTGGCGAGTTTCCGCCACCGCCGGCCATCGCCGCGGGCTGGCTGATGCTCTACTTCGATGAGGCAAGCGAAGTACCTGGTGACTACCGCGTCACCGTGAGCGGCCAGTACTTGCAATATCTGATTCAGTGCTCGCAGGGCAGACCCCGTGCCTAAGACACTCGCTGGCAAGCGCATCCTGGCGCTCGAAGGCGCGCTCGCAGAAGCGGCAGAGTTTATCCGCCGCGACACGCGTACCGTGCTCGAATGCGGCACCCTAGACTTCGACCTCACCACCGCGAACCACAACACGCGCCTGGCCATTGACGAAAACAACCTGCTGCTACGTGGCATCTATAGCGTGCTCACGGGCAAGGCAGATCCAGCGGGAGTGTGCAAGTTTTGCCGCTGCACCCAGGCCGCCGCCTGCATTCTGCCGAACGGCGAGCCCTGCGCGTGGTTCACGGAGAACGTCTGCACTAACCCGGCGTGCACGAAAGCCGAGCTGGAGAGCCGGCAGAAGAGGAAGAGGGCATGAAAGAAGATGGCAAGCCCTGGTCCGAATAAGTGGACATCATCAAAACATGGCCGGCGCAAGTGGACCCTAAGATCGCGGCGCAGATATTCAGCCGTGAAGGATCATTCGCGCGCTATTACTTCAGCCTCGGCCGCGGCCGCCCAAAGCAGACCATCCATCGCATGTGGTTCACCTACCGCAGCCGTATTCTGGGCAGCTTCTTTGTCGAAGCCATCGTCTGCAACGATGGCTCTCTGCCGCAATTGAAGCGGCTCAGCGAGCCCGATTCTGACTCTGCCTGGCAGATTCGAAAAGATGCGTGGGTTGCAGTGTGTGTGCCTGGATGCGAACGGCCGCTGGAACGCATATTCATGACCGGTTTTCGCGGATGGCGTTATTTTGACTATGAAAGCTACAAGGGAACAGCGGAGGCGAGATGCCCGGTTTGAGAACTACTTACACGTACGTCGAGCTGGAAGTGAGCGCCGCGGCATATGACGAGATCGCAAACAAGCTGCGCGCCGCCGACTACGATCATGCTTTACATGACCACACGATTGACATGCACGGGATTGGCCTTACAAAAGCAGCACCCGCGACCCAACCCCGCGATGCGTCGGTCCACACGCAGGAAGTCTTTTACAACAAATTTGGATCGACCGGAGCCGTAGTCTGCTCATGCGGGTTTGCTGTCACCTTTACCAACATCGGCACAAACCCGGAGAGAGAAGGACGGCGATTCTTCGCAGCCAGACACCAGAGGACATCCCCCGATGCTCGACCTCAACAGAGCTGAGCAATTCTTCGAGAAGCTGACAGTCAAGAACCGGCAGACCAACCGGCCGGTGCCATTCCGTCTCAACCCATCGCAGCGGCGCATCATGGAGCAATGCCGCGCTCACACCAAGAAAAAGCGCCGTCTCTTCATCATCTTTTTGAAAGGCCGCCGGCTGGGCGTCTCCACCTGGACGCGCCGTCTGATGCTCGCGCACGTCATCGAAAAGGAGTATGCAGAGGGCGTGATTATGGGCCAGCAGAAGCCCACGGCGCGCGCGCTCTATGACGACTTTCACAAGGATGTAAAGCAGCTCCCATTGAGAAAGGGCGGTTGGAAGTTCACCCAGCCGGAAATCAATTTTTGGAATGTACCCTCAAAAGTTACATGGCAGACGGCCGGCAACGTGGTGGGAACGCGCGGCCTGGGATTCACGTTTCTCCACGCATCCGAAGCGGCGTACTACCAGAACCCCGATGTATTCCCCGCGGTGCTTAACACCCTCTCCGATGACCCTGAGAACATGGGTGTTATCGAGACAACGCCGAACGGCAAAGAGGGACCGGGCCAGGCGTACTACGAACTGTGGGAAGCCAGCATAAGGGGCGACACGGAATTTCTGCCGATCTTCCTCCCCTGGCACGAAGATCCAGACTATGTGCGCGATCCTTCGCGCGCGAAAAATGCGCCGCGCGACGACTACGAAAAATACCTGATGCGCGAGCTGAAATTGCCGCGCGAGCGCATCGCTTTTTTCCGCGAGACACTCCACTCAAAGTGCGGCAGCGACCTGGACAAGTGGCGCAAGGACTACCCCGGAGATCCGGAGGAGGCCTTCAGCGTATCCGGCGATCCCGTCTTTAACTTCGAGGACACCACGATTGCGAAGAAACAGAGTCGCGCGCTTGCCGATTTCAAACTCATAGAGCTCGAGATGAGCAGTGACGGGCAGAGGCGCGTGCGCGCGACCGATGACCGCCACGGCCGTTTCGCCATCTTTGAAATGCCGGAGATCGGCAGCGGCACTCACTATTTCATCGGCGTGATGATCGGCCACGGCGATCGCCAGGACCCAGATCCCGCCGCCTGGGATGACACGATGGCCGCAGTGGTGTGGAACGCGGAAACAGGGAAGATGGCGGCGCGTCTCCACTGCGTGCTAAAGCAGGAATCGGCCACCAAGTTGATTTTTATGCTGGGCACGTTTTACGACAACGCCAAGATTGCGTGTGAGGACGGCGGCGGCGGCTTTGGCTCGCGCATCTTCCAGGAGCTACGCGACCGCTGGAGGTATCACAACCAGTACCGCTGGAAAGGGCGCAACGACAAGGCCAACCCGGACGCCAGCGCCAAGAGCCTGGGATTCACGATCACCGATTACACCCGTACCATGATGCTGACCACGTTCCTCACGTCCCTCCGCCGCGGGGAGTTAGTCGTTTCGGATCACGAATTTGCGGACCAGATGAGCGCCGCGCAGTGGGAAGGCGGTTTCCGCTTCGAGGCTATCGCTAACTTTGACGATATTCTCTACGCCGGCCTGGTGGGATGGATCGCCAAAGACCAGTGGCATCCTAATCAATGCAGTAGTTACTCTGGTACTCAGGATGATGGCAGTTTTGAAGACGGGCTCGCGCGGTTTCCACACCAAAAGTCTCCTTTCGTGACCCAATCCGGTATAGTGGCCATGCGATTGAGCACTCCAGAACAGCGGATGCGTGCGCGGGAGCTAGAACGTGGGCAAGGCTACGAAACAAAGTAGTAAGACGCCGCCGAGTACTACTCAACCAGTTAACACAGCCGAGGACTCGTTATTGCAAAGTGATATCACTCTGCAATCACCAGATGAACAGGCCGTAAATGAGCCGTCGCCGCAGCAATACATGCGGGCGCCACGGCGCCGGCGACATGAAATCGAACCAATCACACTCGACACCGCCTTTATCCGCAATCTTCCAAAAGTGAATTTCGCGCTATTGCTCGCGCTACTGATGCGCGAGAAGGGAAGAGTGCAACTCACCCAGCGTGAGCTGGACGCCGCCGATGACGAGCGGCTTAACGTGATGTTTGCTCTCTCGCTGGACGGCAAGGCGCTCGAAGTCTCACTCGTCAGCACACAGAGCGGTATCATCCGATCCCCCGAGGCAAACCTATGGGCTCAACCAGGCGAAAATCTCCAGCAGCTCCAGCCGGGCGCAATACAGTCGCAAACGATTTTGTCGCCGCCACCATACAGCTCGCCGCCGCTGCCCCCCGTCGCGGACGAAAGCGCCAGGCGGGAGCAGGCAGCGGCGATCGTGCGGGATTGGCAGCAGCAGCACCCGGACGGCAGCGGACCGGAAGCCGGCCGCATCGTGGAGATGCCGAATCCGCAGCAGCCGCAGCAGGCGAGGAAGGCTCCGGAGATGGTGTTTCCGTTCCAGGTGGGAGCCAATCCGCAGGATGCGAAGTCAGTCAGCCTATCGGAGATCCAGACGGATCTACAGCGGGATCGGCAGATTCAGCAGCAGGAGCAGATAGCAGCCGCGAGGGTCGAGGGCGGGTCAGCGTAGCGCAGCAGAAAGAAGAGGCCCGGCAAAAGCAAGCCAGTGAAGGTCGTCCGGTAATCGAATCCATTTTCAAAGCATTCCGCGCCGAGCGCGGCATGACCAACGGTGACGCACTTGGAGTGTTGCAAGCCAAGCTCGCCGAGAACGCAGCAGACCTGATTCAGTTCAACTTGGTGGGTTTGAAAGAGCTGGTAGGGATGATTCAGTCGTTGGAAAACCCGCACAAGGGTGACGAGGAGTCGAACGTCGAGGAACGCTTGCAGCGATTCCTCCGCGGTGAAGATGTCGAACCGCCGGCCGTGCCGACGCCAAGGCGGAATATCCAGTGATTGTGCTCACCGCTCGCCGATCCGCGCCGGACATAGATCCGCGCATTCGACACATCGACGAGTGGCAGCGCATTTCACAGAGCAAGCGCGATGATGTGCTGGGGCTCAACTTTTTCGAGGAAGTGAAGCAGTTTTTCGAGATGACCAACGCCGGGCCGAGTCTCCGGTACCGGCCGAGCATCTCCATCCCCGAGCTGCAGGTGCTCATGATGCGGGAGGCAAATGACCTCTCGGAATTTCAGCCCCAGGCCTACATCTACAGCCAGCAAAAATCACAGCGGCTCGACGACATCGAGAAGGCCTTTAGCGCGCAGTGGGGCCAGATGTTTGTGCCGTTCCATCTGCTGTTTTCGTTTTTGCTGGCGCAGTTCGCCGGCACAGCATTTTTGCAAGTGGGCATCGACCCGCGCGCCAATCGTGGCCTAGGTCGAATGTGGTCCAAGTGCCGCGACCCCAGGACCGTGCACATGGACCCAAACACGGACTACACCCTCAACTGGTCCTGGATCATTCTCGAAGATTACATGCACCTGGATGAAGTGAAAGCGCGCTTCCCAGAGAAAGCAAAGTGGCTGCCGAAGTATGCCGGCGCCGCGCCGCGCGATCTCCGCGCACCTGAGGGCGGCAACGGCTTCATTTTGCCACCGGGACCGTTTCAATCTATGCCGGCGCTGGATGCTGTGTCATCACCGCGCGGCATGGCCACGCGCGTGCGCTGGTGCTTGTGCAAGGACTACTCGCGCGAGCTGCTGCCACCCGCAGGGCTGCCGGCGAATCCGGACGCCCCGCCGCAATACAAGTGGATCTATCCCAACGGCCGCATGATGGTGGAGTGTGAAAATGTCATCCTGGCCGATGGCATGATTCCCTGGCCGCAGGGACGTTTCAACCTGGTGCCGGTGTGGGGTACGCCGCCGCTGTTCGGACCGTGGGCCGTGCCACCCACGCGCTACACGCAAAATCTGCAAAGCCTGGCTGAGAAATTCTATGCGCAGACATACGAGAATCTCTGGCGCTTGAATAACGGCGTTTGGTTCATCCCGGACACGGCCGAAATCGCGCAAGGTGAGTTTGGCGGCGTCCCCGGAGAAAAGCAGACGTACAAGGGTGAGAAGCCACCCACATGCGTCACGCCGCCGTCGTTCCCCGAAAGCGCCACCAAGATGCCGGAGTTGTTGTTGCAGAAGCAGCGCGACATCCACGGCTTCACCCAGGCCCGCCAGGGCAACCCGGGAGACGGCAATCTGTCACCGGAGCTGTTTGACGCCGCGGTCCTCCGCGGCCAGGGTATGACGCAGCTCCGCGGCCGCCTGGCCAGCATGAGCGTCTTGGAGTTCGCCAAGTGCGTGGCCTTCGCCATGATCGAGTTCATGCCGGCGCAGAAAATGCCGCTGAAGGACAATCGCGGCAATTTCAAAGTCATCGACTTTAAGCGGCCGGATGAATCGATCGATGACCTCATGATGTTCCTGGATGACGGCAGTTTTCATGTCAAATCCCAGGCGATTGTCGCGCGAATTGCCGAGGGCCTCATGAGCAAAGGCGCGCTCCCGATTGGCGAAGGCCTGGCGATGCTGGGCTATCCGAACGCGGCCGAGATCGGCGAGCGGATCCAGCAAGAGATGGCACTGAAGGCCGCGGCGGCTATCAGCGACCCGAAAGGGAAGAAGTAGATGCGTCCGTTCGGCTCCGCCATCGTGGACTGCCAGCCGGCGGGCAGCCGAACACATTTTGTGGTCACCGCACGCGATCAGGTGTTTGCATCTTTCCCCGCCGGCGACGAACCGGCGGGCGACCTGGTCCGCGCGCGAACATGCGCCGCGTCCTTATCTGACGCGGTTTTTTTCACTTCTGACGTGGAGCGTTTTTGGCTCACAAGAGGAGGACTCGCAGCATGGTGATCCTCTTGAGCGTCTCCGAATTTGCGGCCTACCTGGGAAAGTCTCCTGGCCGGGTGTACCAACTTATCCACGAGGGCTTGCTGGATGAGGTTGGAATAACCGTGTATAGAACTAGAAATGGCCGCGTATGGTTGAGAACCATGGCGGCCAGTTCAGAGACTTCACCCGTGGCAAGGAGAAAGAAAGGAGGCTTATCGGAGTTGCGTACGTCAGCACCCTCTGTCTGCGGTAGAGCCTAGCACCACCCGGCTCCCGACTGCAAGACACGGTTGCATCGACACCAGCTTAGAGGGTATCCAGCTCAGCACGATTTGAGCTTTGGCGACCCTCCCCACCCGAGACGGGACCGAAAGGTGAACAGCATCGAGGCGCTGTTTCGCGTGGGAACCGAAAAAAAACGGTGAAAACAGGGCAGCTCGCCGGGACTGAAGAACTGGCGAGTGCAGAGTAGATAGTCCATCTAATCGAAGCTCCGGTGTGCGGCCGCATTCAGTCTTGTGCGTTTCGTGGCTTGGAGCTAAGGGGGGAATGGACCCGGCAAATTGGAAAGAAGCTTCCTGCTTATAACCTGAGCAGGTTTAACCAGGCTCCGAGCACGTAGTCTTGAGTAATGATCGTGCAGCCGAGGGGCAAGCGTCCTGGTCCAAATCAGTGGGGTAGCCCGAGAGGGCGAAAAAAAAGCTTCGCATAACAACTGCCGCTCTGAAATGCCCGAAGCCCAAACGCGGATTTTTGGATTTTTTTTCCAATCACCCGTGTTTGAGCTCAAAGCGAGGTGCTGACAGCGTGCAATGCAAGACCCACCCAAGAAGGGGAGGTTAGAAGTTCCCGGATCGAGCTGGAAGAGAGCCCGTTGACGTAGAGTTGCCCACTCTCCGTCTACCCTGAAACACCTAGGGGACAGCAGCGCAATTCCTTCCAGCTTACATCATGGGAACCTCTATCTCCCCAGGGGGGAAGCCCCTCGTGCGTCTAGAGCGTTGTAAATGTGGAATTTAGGAGGGGGCAAAAAAAAAGCGAAAATCCATGATGAGCCGCAAAAAATTCTTCAGAAAAGCACGACAGCAGGCGCCGAAGGACCGCCCACCGTCGCGAAGGCGCCTCTACAGCATGTGGCACGCATATGAGGCCAGCAGACCCCCGAAACCAGAAGTGGACGCCGCAGAGCTGGCGCGGCGCCGGGCGCAGCGGCGCGGTGACCTGGAGAAGAAGAGGAAAAAAAAAGAAGCTGCGGCGAACAAAACAATACGCGCGGCGCACCGCACCATCCCCATGGAGTGGACGATTCGAGAGTTGGACGAGACATTTAGGGCTCGAAGTGAGGGGCTATGAGCATCGGAGCAATGGAAAAAATCGCAACCGCAGTGACAAGCTGGGAGCAGGGACTTCAGAGGTCGATTGACCAGGCGATTGGTTTAGCGATGGAGGCCGGCGATTGGTCGGATGACATCTGCTATCTCGACGCACGGATAGCGGCCAACTACGCATTTCAACTGCAACCAGACCTGCGAGAGTCAAAGACGTGGATACATCCAGAGGCGCTACAGTTCCGCGGCACAAAGGGCGGCCGCTGGGTGCCAGGGATCGGATCGGTTTCCTGAAATGGGAACCCATCGACTCACCAAACCAGAGCGCGAACAAAGAGCGTTGAGGCGCCTGGCCGCAAATATATTTGCGGTCACGCCGCTATGGCGCCGGTTGCGCGCGCCGGCCGTGCCACTGTTGCGCAGATCGCGCGAGCTGAAGCACTTCCGGCGGCCGCGATGATTTCTCCGCACGCACGCTTCTAGCGAGCTGGTACCGATCCACCGCCGGCGGTCCTACACTTCCCGCATGGCCGACGAACAAGAGACACCCGTACAGCACCAGCCGAACGTGGCCGAAGATCCAAAGGGCCAGAAATCGAACGTCCGCGGCGCCGCAATCGAGCCCGCGGGCAAAACGGTGGATGACGCTACCGGACTGCCGAAACCGGAAGAGGAGCGGCAGAAAGTCAACGACCAGGCACGGGCGAACCAGGGGAAGTAAAAGGCCAATGGATCAGGGCTTAGCGGAGCACATCAAAAGCATCGACATCAAACCAAACACTGTGCTGTTTGTGAATGTCGAAAAGGTGGACCGTGACCAGCTCATCCCGCTGCGTCTCCCTTACATCGGCATCGCCGTGCCTGTAGTGTTCACGGTTGGGCCGCCGGAAGTAAATTTGCTGACGCGGGCGGAGCTGGTGGAGGCCTTGCGCCGGCTCGATAACGATCAAGGGAGAAAAAAGCAATGAGAACCGTACTTGTGTCAGATATCGCAAGAGTGGCGCACGAAACGAACCGCGCCTATTGCTCGACCACGGGAGACAACACACAGCAGAAGTGGGAACTAGCTCCCGATTGGCAGCGGAGTAGCGCCATCAAAGGCGTGATGTTCCACCTGGCGACACTGCGCGGCGGCGCGGTGCCGGCGCCGTCCGCATCGCACGAATCCTGGATGGAGGAAAAACGGCGCGAGGGCTGGCGCTACGGCAAAGTGAAGCGCGCGGATCTCAAAGAGCATCCTTGTTTCGTGCCCTACGATGAGCTGCCGCCGGAGCAGAAGTTGAAGGATTATCTTTTCGGCGCCGTGGTGAAAGCCTACTTCGATTCAGGAATCGAGATTGAGGACGACAGCGCCGAGGCCGCGTGAATAGCAAGGAAGCGGCATAGAATTGCATCTCGATAACGCGCACAGTGGCCTTGGTTCGTCACCGACGAGTCAGCAACCAAGGCAGATTCGGACAGGGGTCGCAAACAAGCGGCCCCTGATTTTTTTGCGTGAGCACCACCCCGCAAATAACTCCCACCTTCGCGTCACGTCGGCACGCACCTTTCTAGCGATTCCGTACGTTGCTGGCGAT